GGTGATTTAATTTACTTGCCTCTTTCTAAATCATTGTTTCAAATAAATCACGTAGAGCACGAACAACCTTTCTATGCTATCGAGAATCTACCTACATTCAAGTTAAGATGTCAGCTGTTCGAATATGTCGGTGAAGATCTCGATACTGGAATTGATACAATAGACGATATAGAAAAAGAATATGCTTACAGATATAACTTAAGACTAAAGTTGCCTAAGAATGCAACAGGAACTGCGAGTATTTTATAATGGCGGCTAAGGGTGTTAATACTTTAACTATCACTGATAGTGGCGAAAGATTTAGTTTTTCGCCGTATGTAAAGTTTACTTTACCTGATGAAGATTCGAGAAATGCTGGTGGTTTAATAACACTCGATGATTCTGGTAAAATAGCTTCAATTACAATTACAGATAGTGGCAACTATTACACATCAGCTCCAACTGTGACTGTTGCAACAGACAGCGCTAATGATAGTGCAGCTGTAACTGCATTGATTACGCGAGGACAGGTTTCTGGTTTTACCATTACCGATTCAGGTTTTGGCATGGATTCGTGTAGATTAATAATCACCGCACCTACCGGTACACCAGGTGATTTTGTTGCACAAGCTAGGACACTCATAGATTCAAGTGCAGAAAAAGTATCACAACTTATTTTAGTTGATAGTGGAAACTTCTATCTAAATGCACCTACTATGACAATCCATGGTGGTAGCAATATAGAAAGTAGTTATGAAAGAGGTGATGCAATTGAACAAACTCTTTCAACTGGTGTTAAGATTAGAGGTGAAGTTCTAGGTTACTTGCTCGATTCAGACGGCGATTCTGCAAGAGTACTGAGTGTTGGCCATGTTGGTGCAGACGACGGAAAGTTTAGAGAATTTGTAGTAAATAGAGACATCATAAATACTAGTCAGGCATTCACTACTGGGCTCGAGGTAGTAGGAGTTGATGAGGAAAATAACATGTCAGAGAATGAACAAAACGAGTTCTTTACAACATCTGATATTGATGACTTCTTAAACTTCAGTGAAGATAACCCATTTGGTGATCCGGAGAATCAATAATGTTTGGTGGACATTTTTATCACGAAAGAATTAGAAAATCAGTTGCTGTATTCGGCAGACTGTTTAATAACCTATACGTGGTAAGAAAAGACGCGTCTGGTGGTGTGCTAAATCAAATGAAAGTTCCACTTTCTTACGCTCCAAAGAATAAATTTTTAGACAGGATTAGAGAACAACAAAGTTTAATTGATGACACTAAAGTGGCGATTAAACTTCCACGTATGGCTTTTGAAATTACAGACATATCATATGACTTAACAAGACAGCTCACTAAGGTAAGTAACTTTAATACAGTAGGTAACACCAGAGAAACACGAAATAAGTTCTTTTCACCTGTACCATATAACATTGGCTTTGCTTTAAATATATTTGCTAAAAGCCAAGATGACGCTTTACAATTAGTTGAGCAGATTGTACCTACATTCAATCCTCAATACACAATATCGATATTTCCATTCAAAGATATTTACCCGACCTTTGTTGAGGACGTACCGATTGTCATAACAAGTGTTTCATTTAGCGACGACTTTGAAGGTCAGTTAGAAACACGAAGAACTATAATATACACATTAACATTTGAAATGAAAGTTCAATTTTATGGAAACATAGAGAATAAAAATATTATTCGTAAGTCACAGGCAAATGTGTTCCAATCGAAATCAGGTTTAGGTGGTGATTCAGATGTATACTTAGAAAGAGTAACAATCACACCGAATCCTTTGACAGCGATAGGTATGCCGGACAGTGACTTTGGTTTCACCGAAGAAATTAAACTAGGAGTGGATAGCGCATAATGGCACCAAGAAATCATAAAGCATGGTTAAAACAACCAAAGATAGAACATATTAGTAGTGACATTTACTCGTCTTTTGAAATATACGAACAAGAACAAGAAATGATCTTTTCAAAAGTGTGGATACCTATGTGTCACAAGTCTGAAATGCCTGAACCAGGTAATTTTAGAACAGCAAAAATTGCAGGACAAAACGTTATTGCAATCAATAACGGAGACACAATTAAGTCTTATCTAAATCCTGGCAAGTTTACTGCGCCTGCAGGCACAATGACTCGAGTACAATTCTATATGGATGACTATGAGCCACTACACACAGAAGTAAAACACGGCGGTATGGTCTGGACAACTCTTAATAAAAATCCAGATATGGATGTAGAGCAGTGGACAGCCGGTGCGTTTGACTGTATTGCCGATGCTATTGATACAGAAGAGATGGAAGTCTTTCACTATCACAAAGCAGTGATAGACACGAACTATAAGTTGTGGCATGATACAAATAGTGAATTCTATCATGACTTCATGCATTACTTCAATAGAGTGTCAGGATTCAACGATGAGTATTTCGCTAGAAAAAATATTCCTTTTGATAATGGTCATGTTAACGTCAGCAGCTTTACTGTTAACTATGAAGAGTATGACGGATTTGAAGATCGCGGGGAACTATCTTTTCCCAATCTGCCGCCCAACCAGTGGTACATGGTCGACCTCTTCCCAGGCTTTAACTTCAACCTTCGTGGTAGCGCCTATCGTTCAGATGCAGTGACACCGCTAGGTCCGAACAAAGTATTAATTGAGTTCCGAGGATATGGACTTAAAAAAGATACACCACAAGAAAGACAAACAAGAATCAAGCACCATAACTCTATATGGGGTCCATTTGGTCGTAACTTACACGAGGATCTGATTGGTGTTGCTGGTCAAGGTACTACCATGAGAGAAGGTACAGAAAGTCGTAACATTCTACATGGTCGACATGAAAATAGCACTATTCATGATGAAGTAGGTATGAGACATTACTATGCAGAATGGGGTAAGTTCTTAGAAAGAGATCCGGCTTCTACATATAAGAAAGCCGCCTAACAAAAAAATGAGTGAAGAAAAAAATATAAAAACAGATTATGATTATTCTAGACAAACTTACTACGATCTTATTGAAAAAGGTCGCGAAGGTTTAGAAGATATGATGGAAGTTGCTCGTTCTTCCGAACACCCACGTGCATATGAAGTCTTGTCGGGTATGATTAAGAATATATCTGATGTGAATGATAAATTGATGGATCTCAATAAGAAGCAAAAAGATATAAACAAAGAAGAAGTAAAACAAGTAGGCAACACTACTAACAACGTGTTTCTTGGATCAACTGCAGACTTGCAAAAGTTGCTACAACAGAATGAAAATATAATCGATGTTACACCAGACAGAGAGCTATCTCGGAAATCCTAATGTAAAGCGCGACGGTGTAATACAACCTTGGACTGATGAATTAGTTCGTGAGTATGCAAAGTGTATGAAGTCACCATCATACTTTGCACATAAGTATTGTAAGATCATTTCTTTGGATCAAGGCTTAGTGCCTTTTAAATTATATCCCTATCAAGAAAAAATGTTCGAGGCGTTTAATGAGCATCGGTTTAATATTGTACTGGCATGCAGACAGTCAGGAAAATCGATATCAGCGTGCGCATACCTACTATGGTTCGCTCTCTTCAACTCGGAAAAAACAGTTGCGGTTCTTGCGAATAAAGGGGCGACTGCTCGGGAGATGTTATCTCGCATTACGCTTATGCTCGAAAACATTCCGTTCTTCTTACAACCGGGTACTAAAGCCCTCAATAAAGGGTCTCTGGAATTTTCTAACAACAGTAGGATCCTCGCGGCAGCGACTTCTGGTAGCTCTATTCGCGGTCTATCTGTTAGCTTGCTTTACTTGGATGAGTTTGCATTCGTCGAAAGAGCTGCAGAATTTTATACGTCAACATATCCGGTTATTTCGTCTGGAACAGATACAAAAATCATAGTCACATCAACCGCTAACGGTATAGGAAACACCTTTCATAAGATATGGGAAGGTGCGGTACAAGGTGTGAATCAGTTTAAGTCTTTTCGTGTAGACTGGTGGGACGTACCTGGCCGTGATGAAGAATGGAAAAACGAGACAATAGCAAACACGAGTCAATTACAATTTGATCAGGAGTTTGGTAATACATTTTTTGGTACTGGTGATACACTAATTAATGCAGAAACTCTGCTATCTTTTAGAGCTAAGAATCCAATAAGAACTTTGGAAGGTGGTGACTTTAAAGTATATCAAGAACCTATAAAAGGTCATGAGTATATCATGACAGTCGATGTGAGCAAGGGAAGAGGACAGGACTACTCTACATTTAATTTAATCGATATTAGCACTAGGCCTTTTGAGCAGGTGGCTGTATATCGCAACAACACTATCTCTCCAATACTCTTCCCTAATATTATATATAAGTACGCGAAAATCTACAACAACTGTTATACAGTAATTGAATCAAATGATCAGGGTTCTGTGGTATGCAACGGTCTGTATCATGATTTAGAATATGAAAATGTCCACGTTGAATCTGCAATCAAGTCTGATAAAATTGGAATTGAAATAACACGTAAAACTAAGAGGCTTGGTTGTTCAGCCATCAAAGATATACTTGAATCTAAAAAATTAAATATAGTCGACGAACAAACAGTACTCGAATGTTCCACATTTGAAGCCAAAGGGCAGTCATATGAGGCTTCAGTTGGTAACCACGATGACTTAATGATGAATTTAGTACTATTTGGGTACTTTGTTTCTACTCAATACTTTGCTGACCTTACTGACATTAACTTAAAACAATTACTATTCGACCAGCGCATGAAAGAAATAGAAGACAATGTAGTGCCATTTGGATTTATCGACGATGGCACATCGCACATGGAAGTACTAGAAGGTAGAGAAAAAGATCATTGGCAAGTTAAAGAGTTTGATCCAGAACTCGGTAGTCCAGAAGGCGTATTTGACAGGGATCTGTAATATTATAAATAATAGCATAATTGAAAACAACCGTATTATGTTCACATATAATTAAAAGGAAGAAGCAATGGCACTCTTTACACCGTCTGAAAGTCCTGCGGTTGTTGTAAAAGAGATCGATCTGACCGGTGGTGTACCCAACGTTCAATCGACGACTGGAGCAATAGTAGGAAACTTTCGCTGGGGGCCAGCAGAACAGAGAGTTCTCGTTGACAACGAGGCCACTCTGGTAGATACTTTTGCTACGCCAGACTCAGCAAACACGGTTGACTTCCACTCAGCACAGTACTTCTTGCGGTATTCGAGTTCACTGCAAGTTGTGAGGGAAGTAACCTCAGCTGCTTTCAATTCAAGGGCTACACAAGGACAAAAGCGTGCAGATAGTGATGAAACACTAAATGCAGAGCTTGTCAAAAATTTGCCTGACTTTGAAGCACAAAAATCAGCACTCGATTCGGATTCACACACCTTTATCGGTAAGTATCCAGGCTCACTAGGTAACTCACTACAGGTACAAATTTGCCCATCAGACTCGGCAAGTTCAATCTTTTCAAGTTGGACATACGTTAATAACTTTGATAAAGCACCGTCTACATCTACTTTTGCATCTAATGAAGGTGCAACAGGCGATGAGGTACACATCGTGGTTATTGATAAAGAAGGTAAGTTTACTGGTACACGTGGTGAAGTTCTTGAAACATTCCCATTCTTATCAGTAGGTAGGAATGCTAAGAATCCTGATGGCACAAACAACTATGCACCAGACGTTATTAACGAACGTTCTGAATACGTTTGGATGGTAGACTTTGATTCTGATCACCTACAAGCCGGTGCAAGTACAGACATCGATAATGGTGATAATTTCACCATGACCAATCGTGCAATCAAAACATTTAACTTTAACGGTGGCGTAAATTCAGGCGCTCTAGGAACTGCAGAGTTCTTAACAGGCTTTGATCTTTTCGAAGATAAAGACCAAGTTGAAGTTGACTTCTTGATCGCACCTGGCATGACCAGTACAACCGATCAAACAACCATCGTTAACGATCTCGTCGCTACTGCACAGCAAACAAGAAAAGACTGTGTCGTAGTTGCATCACCAGCACGTGATGATATTGTTAACTTGACAAATGCAGCAACTATCAATACAAATGTGATTGCTACTGCTAATA